TAACAGTGCTGCCGGAGAACCAAAATTACCAAGATTGTCAAGATCAATCAATTGTCCCAGTGCTGCCAGGTCTAGACCAAATGTTCTCATGGCCAAGGTGGTGTCGCTGAGATTGCCAGTGATAAGACTGTTCATTGTGGTAAACGTTGATCCCAGATAGGTCTGACTGTTCACGCTGGTGTTGATAAATTCATTGGCCGTAGTTACATAGCCTTGTGCTGCACCAAACACCTGCGCAAAAACCGCAACATTGCCGTTGCCAAGATAGCTAGAGCCCTGAGAAGTGATTATGCCAGTAAATCCAGCTGTGGAATTTGTACCCAGAGACGCATAAGCACTGGGAGTGTTGTCGGCTAGTGCAGGTACAGTGTTTATACACAATGAAAACATACTGGTCAGGGTGGCTGCGTTGATGTTGGCAGCGGCACTATTGCTCACAGTATTAAAAAATGGTGTCAGTAGCGAGGTGCTGGTGTAGGCTGCAACCGCTGCGGTCCAGGTGTTGGCAACGGCTAGACCACCGTTGTTGCTCAACGTGGCTCCAGCAATCATCTGTAGTGGTGTTAATATACTAGCCATTATGCTGCAAACACATTGTCGCTGCCTTGCGCAACTGATGTGCAGCTGGCCAAGGGATCGCCTACTCTGGCTGCAGGTATATTATTTATAAAAACTGTGCGACTGCCCCGAGCAATTGGTGCGACGTGATTACGACAAGGATTTCCTGGACGTAGATGCACAGTACTAGTGTCCCCTACTCGGGCTGCTGGTCGATTGTTGATAAACACATCGTCGCTGCCAACGGCAATGACGTATCCACTACAATGTGTAACTCCTCGGTCACCTTTTCTCGCCGATGCGGGCATATTCAATCTCCATAAGTTTTAAAAATCGACCGTGCCATTGTGCAATTTCATTGTGTTCCTCACTGGTGTGTGGTTCGGGTGGGATTTCAGGCAGAAATTCTATCACATGATCTAGATCGTCAGGAATATCTTTGTATTGGTCATACACAAAAAGCTCAGTGCCTTTCATGATTACAAATCTATGCCCCATGCTGTATTTATGGATGTGAAATACTGGGCGGTTAACCCATTATCAATTTCTTTTCTGGCACTCGGATTCCAGTTAATGCTTCAATGTACTTCATCTTGACTGCATCATCTGTTAGTGCGTAAATTGCAACATTGTTGATGTTTAGTTTGACTGGTTCATCCGCATCAGCGGTAAACATGCTGGGCACTAGTCCCAGGCCTTGTGGTCCAGGTGCTACACTAACCGGTGCACTGATTTCCAGCCAGTCTCCGTCGGCCCGTGTTAGTTTGGCAATGAGTTCTTCGCCAGAGTTCAATTTAAAAGTTACTGTGCTGCCTTCGAGATGTTTCATTCTGTTAATTTCTTTCTAAGTTCTGTAAATCCGCCCACAAGTTCTTGATCCAGGAAGATCTGTGGTAATGTTCGAGCATTTGGTACTGCTTCTAATAATTGTTCACGTGTCCAATCCAGGCTCACGTTGCGTTCTTCATATTCAATGCCTCGAGACTTCAGCAATGCTTTGGCCTGGTCGCAATAGGGGCATTGGTCTTTTGACCATACAATTGCGGTTGTCATGCTTTTTCTAATTCCTTTTGTAGTTCTATTGACTCTCTAATTTGTGAACATTCAGTTTGATATTGACATTCATGCACTGTATTTGCTAACTGATATACAGGAAGCAGTGAGCAAAATTGTGTGTAATGTGAGCCCTCTAGTGGGCAGATCGTGCATTGAGTTTTCATTTTATAACTCCGGTAGTGCATCGTAGTCCAGCTGATCGCTCATGACTCCAATAACATAGTTAGTGCTTTCAGACTCTTGCAGTGCAGTTTGTTTGTTTGATGTGTTCACATGCTTGTTGAACCAAGGAATAGGGGTCGAGCGAGGTGCAGGTTCCTGATACTTGATACCAATTTCCTTGAGTGCGCCCACGGCTGTGTAGTCCACAAAGTCTTTGAGAATATTGGCGTTAAGGCCAATCACAGGTCCCTTGTTGAACAAGTAGTCTGCCCAGCCCTTTTCTTCACGGATCACGTCCAGGTACAACTCATACACTTCAGCCTCGCATTCGACTTTGGCAGCGGCAAAACGTGGATCTTCTTTGATGACCTGATTGATCATGTAAGCAGTCCATTCCTTGTGCAAGATTTCGTCTTGTAGAATTAGACTGATAATATTGCCATTGCCCATGAAGATCTTGTTCTCTACCATGGCCAGGCTGGTGGCAAATGATACCATGAACCTGAAGGCTTCCAAAGCGTATGAAGCATGTAGAGCCATCCAAATTGCTCTCACATGTTCTACTTCTTCCACAGGTTGGCCTAGTTCTTTGGCACAGTTGATTCTGTGCAGGTCATCGTAATACTTGCCCACACTGCTTGCCATGTCAATGATCTGTTGTGTGTCGTGGATGGTGTTGAACACATCCTTGGGCACGTTGTAGATGTTGCGAATGATATGGCTGTAGCTCTTTGAATGAATGTTGGTTTCAAAGAATGTCCAGTTGTAGATTAAAGCTTCAAGTTCTGGCAATGATACCACGGGCATAAAGATCTGACTGGGCCCACGACCTTGTAAACTATCAAGAGCTGTCTGGCGCAACAGGTTGCTGGTAAAGATGTGCTTGACTGTTTCGCTAGCATCCTTGAAGTCGTTTGAATCTTTGGTCAAGCTGACTTCTTCTGGTTGCCAAAAGAATCCACGTGCTGTGGCTTCATAGTCTGCAATCTTTTTGTACTTAACTTCTTCGAAACGTTGAATGGTTACAGGACCTGCTGGGTCCAGGAACATCTTGCGATTGAGATAGTCTGTTCGTGTTGTTAGGTTGTATTGTTGTTTTGACATGTTATGTTTCTATATGTTCTATTGTAAATTGTACACCATTCTCGTTTATCCATCGGTTCCAATATATCTGCCAAGTAGGATCAGTTGGTTTACCAGTGTTCAGTGTATCTTGATCTTTCCATACATATTCAGTATCATTCACAATCAACTGTCCTTGATTTATCACTTCTTGTCTAAATTCCTTTTGTCGGATATCCGCTAGCCGGAATTCATCTTGCTCTTCTTGTGATAAGGTTGCGATCCAAGGATACAATTTGATTTGCGGAGCTCCTGGGAGCCACGTGTATTTAAATTGTTGTAGTATTGGCATTTGTATCTCCTAAAGTTTACACGCTTCACAATCCTCTTGTTCATCAAAGTCAATCACTTCTAACGGAGCATCTTCTGTGACATTCTTGCTGCCTGTTTTGTTGATCAGGCTGTAGTAAAAAGTCTTCAGACCCCAGTAGTGTGACTGCATCAAGTTACGTGCAATCAAGGTGGTTGGTACTTTACGGTCTGCGAAGTGTGCAGGATTGTAGAATGTGTTGGTGCTGATGCTCTGGTCCACATAGGCAGCAATAACAGCCGCTGTCTTTAGATAGCCATCGCAATCTTTTTGTTCCCACATCAACTGATATTTATTCTTGAGTTTGTGATATTCTGGAACCACCTGTGTCAAGCTGCCGGCCTTGGATTCTTTCACACTGATCAAGCTCATGGGCATTTCAATGCCGTTGGTTGAGTTGATCACCACACTACTGGATTCTACAGGAGCCACTGCCATTTGTGTGGCGTTGCGTACCCCATGCGTTTTCATTTCTGAACGCAGAGCTTCCCATGGCAGCTCAGGAGCAAAGTCTGCAAGTTCATTCACACCCTGAGCTCGTAGTTCCCACGGGAATGTGCCTTGGCCATAACGAGTATGCTCAGAGCCCAAGCAAGCACCTCGTTCTTTAGCCAGTTCCACACTGGCTTCGGTCAAGTAAAATGCCAGGTGTTCCATCCAGGTTTTGACTTCGCCCAGTGCATCCTTTTCACCATACTGCAATCCACGCTTGGCGTGCCAGTAGGCCAGATTGGTGATACCGATGCCTAGCGGGCGAATCTCATCGTTGCTTAGTTTGGATTGAATTGATAAGAAATCTTGATAGTCCAATATATTATTGAGGCTTCTATGTAAAATGCGACAAGCCCTGCGCATATCTTCAGGATTACGGAAGGCACCCCAATTAATGGAACCAAGAGTGCATAAAGCGATGCGGCCATCAGCATCATCGAGGCGCTTAAAAGACTTAGTAGGTAAAAGTATTTCACAACATAGATTACTCTGATAGATTGTATGATACTCAGGATCAAATGGACCCTGCTTCATCACATTGTCAATGAACACTAGATAGATACGGCCAGTGTCTGTGCGTTCTTTCAAGATGCCACCCTTGAATACTTCTTCTGCACTCATGGTCTTCTTGCGAAGGTCCTTGCGCTTTTCGTATTTGACATACAGCTCTTCAAACAGTTCTGTATTGCTGTAGAATGCCTGATACAGATCTGGCACTTCATTAGGATCAAAGAATGTGATCATCTCTTTATTCTTAAATCGTCTCCAGAAGAAGGCGGAGAGGACCACACCATAGTCCATGTGTCGTACCCGAGTTTCTTCTGTGCCTTGATTGTTCTTGAGCACAATGAGATCATCAAATTGATGATGCCAAATGGGATAGAACACTGTGGCTGACGCATTGCGGATACCACCTTGTGAGCATGAACGCAGGTCGCCAAACCACTTCTTCAAGAATGGTATCATGCCTGTGTGCATGATCTCACCACCACGGATGGGACTGCCCAAAGGACGTAAGCGTCCAATCTCCAACCCAATGCCAGCACGTTTGCTGGCATACTTGGCCATCATTTCGCCCGAAGCAAATATACTATCGAGGTCGTCATCGCTGCGTATAAGGACGCAACTCGAAAATTGTTTAGTAGGAGTCCCCAGCCCAGCCAGAACAGGAGTAGCAAGAGTAAAAAGACCATCACTCGCCGCATTGTAATATTCTTTGATATAGCGCATTCTTGCCGAGTTCGGTTCTTCTGAGTGAAATACAGTAGCGGCCGCGACCATGTATCTAATTTGTGGAGTTTCATAAGTTTGTCCTGTTGAACGATTTTTTACCAGGTACTTTTCAATCAGTTGCTCAATGGCTGCATAACTGTATTGTTCGTCCTTGGCATGATCCAGCATGTCATTCATGCGGTTCCAGTCATCTTCAGTGTACCACTCCAGTAGTTCGGGTGTGTATAGGCCTGTGGCCACATTGGTCTTTACAATGTCATACAGGTGAGGAGGTGTGTAGGTACCATAAACGTCTTTTCTCAACATTGATAGTCGTTGCTTGCCGGCCACAAACTGATAGTTGGTGTGCCCAACTCCGGGATTTGATTCCACGTCGATTAGATCAACAATGGCTCTGAGTGTGATGCCATCTATTTCTCTGGTGGTAATGCCATCATAAAAATGCAATTGTGCCTTGATTTCTACCATGCTCTGACTAACGTCTGCAATGCCGGCGCATACTTTTGCAATCTGTGTCTGCCATTTTTCCAACGCTAGCGGCTCACGAAGGCCGTTGCGCTTTTGTACTGTGATTGTTTTCATTATTATTTAATTTGTTGTTTTATTTCTTGTAGCGAAACACTATGATGAACTTTATAAGGTCCTGGGTTGATATTTAACACTTGTTCCGGCCCCCAATTCAATATATATTTCTTTTGGGCAACCAGGACTAAATTGTCACTATCAGTGTCTACTAGACAGGAATCCTGCATTTCCG